AAGGTATTGTTCTGCTTTTACTTTTGGTAGATTACCTACATCAATATAAAATATTCTTCTTTCAGGTGCTCTTGATAGTCTGTAGATAACAAGAGAGTCCTCAATCATCCTAAGTTGATTAAGTGCCTTAATTGATTTCTGAAGATATGAAAGAACTCTATTTTTATTTCTATCTACTAAACCAGAAGTACAATATGTAACTGAATCTTTAGCAATTTTTATTTGGTTCTTCGCTCCCATCTGCCCAATTAAGGATGATGGGTGTTGAATTTTGGGTGTATATACAAAATATTCTTCAAATTCTGGATTGGGGACAGTTTCATCATCCTTATTAACTCTTATTGAAGGATCACTATTTGGTTTTTTCTTTTCCTGTCTAATATATTTTATTTTTAATGGATCAATATACCTAAGATCTTGAATACCATCTTGAGGTCTTTTCATATCAATAACTTTTAGATAATATAACCTACCATCTACATACCAATTACGAAAAATTTCATGGCACTTTCTGTCAAAGTCCATGACTTCTTTTAAATATTTAAACTCCTCTCTAATTTTAGCCTTTAGTGGATCACTAACTTTTAAATTAGAAAGTTCTATTTGTACTGGAGAATCATATAGATCACTAACTATAGCTTCATTCACAACATCTTCGATTGCACCATCCACTTCTGGATGAAGTGCCATCTCTCTATATCTTTTGATTAAATCATATTCAGATCTATAAGCACCTTCAATATCTACATATTGACCATAAAATCCGCTTGATATATAACTATCAACACCGTCCTCATTATTTTTGGGAACGGGTGATATTATCGAAGCGGATTTCTTTTTACTATCTTCAATTGAAAAACCGAAAAGTTTTGCCATAGTATAATACTCTTTAGCCTACTATTATAGCACTATTTAGTTGATGTTGTCACCACCAGCATTTACGCCAGTTCCTTTAATTGCTTCCCAGTACTGAACTTGTAGTTCAACAGTGAACTCTTGTATTCCTGTAGCATCATATGAAAGTTCAATAGGACCAACTTGAGTTGGGAATGTATCATAGAATCTATAAGATCTTAGGGTAGATCCATCACGATCTAATTGATAGACATAAGCATCTGCTTGATAATCGGCAGGATTTGTCAATCCAGTATTATCAGATAGTCTATTAATTGTATTTTGCCATTTTTCAAATGCTGAACGAATAGCAAAGTCTGTATCGTTAATAACGGTAACAGTCCAAGAATCGAATGTTCTATCTCCAGCAATTTTAAGTACCCTTCCTCTGAAAGGTACTTCTATCTGAGCAACGTTAGATGCTGGTAAATTAGCACCTTTTACTAAGAATCTTGCTTTATCGAGAACCGCAGAGTCTGGTTGAGCAGCATCAGGGAAAGTGAGGACAACTTCAAACAGATTGGCACGAGCACCACCACCCGTCAACTTACTCTTGAAGTTTGATATAGTCCTTAGTGGTGGTGGATTGACTTGATTTCTAGCCATGATTGTTTTTTAAACCTCTAATTAAACGGAACCGATTACTTCTTCAAACGAAACACCAGTTCTTGTAGCAACAAAGGTAAGACCAATGAAGTTGATAGAACGTGCTGGTTTGATGAATATGTCAGCAACAAATTCGTTTGAATCGATTACTGCTGCTGTATTGTTTGTTTCGTCACAAACAACTACAAAGTCGAAGATACCTCTCTTCGATTGAACATCTCTTAAGAATGGTTCAATGATATTTACAAAGTTAGTCCTTGTAAGTTCATCGTTAAACTCAAAGAGTTGATCCTTAGCAGCGGCTGAGATAGCATCTTCAAGATAGATGAATAATCTACGAACGTTAATGCGATCAAATGCTGATGCCTTAGCAAATGCTGTCTTATCTCCAAATAAGATAATACCAGCACCAGGAGAGTTAATTACAGGATTAATTCTGTTTGAATACAGAATATCACGCTGTTTCTTGCCTGGATTGTAAACTAACTTAACTGCGTTAAGAATAGCACCTCTTGATGTTCCTGCTGGTGAGAACCAAGGGAACTGCTCAAGACTTGTTCTAGCACAAGTTCCAGCAATGTCTCCGTTTAATGGAACATATCTAAATGTATTATTGAAACGGTCATACATGTACTTGTATCCGCTATCAAGAACACCGTAAGAAGATGATGTAACTGGTGAATAGTAACTAACTATATTCTCAGTTATCTTATCAATATCATTGACAGTCTGCATCGTTCCATCACTAGTTTCATTCAAGAACGCTTGTCTATATGGTGAAACAAATGCTACACAATCTTGTCTAGATTCAGCAACACCTATTACCTTTTGAGCAAGTTGTATTGAGTGGAACTTATTTGTAAATGAAGCAGATCCCATTAATACGAAATCAATGTCAGTTTCTTCTGCGTTTTCAAATAAAGTGTATCCACCAACAATGTCACCTACATCTGAAGTGAAAGCACCTGAAGTTTCTACTGCCTTAACACCAGTAGAAGCATTATCTTCAGTACCTCTACCACCGTTTGCGGTTGTTCCACCATATAAAGCACCACCTGTAAAGGCATACCCTACATTACCTGAAGAAGCAAAATTAACTCCTTGAGCAGGTTGGTTCCAACCAGTATCAGTATCTGCTTCAAAAACAGATGCTCCATTATCAGTAAATGAAACTGTTTCTAAACCACTTCCAGTAGGTCCTTGTCCACCAAAAACATATCTTGAATTCGTTTCAAGATACTTTCTCCAGAAAGAAGAAGATCCAACTGAATACTCAGCATCTGATGCTTTAGATAAAGCAGTATGCTTCTCTAATATAGTACCAGCATTACCTGTAATATCTCCAGTATCATCAAATACTACAACATGTATTTCATCAAATCTACCACCTCTTCCAGCAGCAAAAGATGAAGTTCCTGGTTTATCTGCCAATTGGCTCCAGTCATATTCACCAACATTTAATTTAATTTTTTGAGATTCAAACCAATCATATTCACCACTATAGGTATCATTTATAGCAGCAGTTGCCTGACCAGCAGTATGTATTGCTACTGCTATTGGTGATCCTGTTGGTTGTGGGAAAGCAATAACACCATTTTGCTGATAATCTCTAGGAGTTATTGCTCCATTAGAAGCAACATGATTTACTAATTTTACTGCGAATGAACCAACACCAACAATCTCAGAAATAACACCAGTAAAGTGACCATCTAAAACACTAGTTGTTCCAGCACTAACACCTGTACCATAGTCTACAGTTCCTGCAGGTACTGCTATTTTAACCGCATGTCCAACAAGAGTACCACCTTGAGCGTTTACAGTACTAACTCCAGTAAGAATTTGGTCTGCTCTAGCATCGATAGTTGCCACTCTAAGTGAGTTACCCCATGTACCTGGTGTATTGGCAGCAAATGTTACTCCAGTAATTGGAGTTTCATCGTAATTAAGTTCCTGATAATGATCACTGGACTTAATTTTTATTCCTTTAGGTGAAGTCGCATCTGAATTAATAGAGTTTCTTAATCCTGTTTGGTCTGATCGAACAATTTGCATTGTTCCACCATATGCCAAATATGATGATGCTACTAACCAATTCTCGTAATGCTTGTCTATTGAGTAAGGCTTACCAAAAGTTTGGAGAAGATCCTCCTCACTTTCTATAAGTTGTGGATCTCCAACTGGACCTCGTTCAAAAGGTCCAACAAGTGCTCCTGTCGATCCACTCGTCGGATCTACCCTACCAATTGTTAGATCAACCTCTCTTACGACAATGCCAGGAGATGCTAAATTTAGTGGCATCTTTTCTGTCTCCGATTCTCAGATTATTCTTTTATTATTTATTCAAAGGGTCTTTTTCGTTGGGGAAGTCGTGCATGAACATCACCAATCTGGGTATTGCCAATCTATATTTTTCCTTTTAGGTGTTCTATTCTTGACTACTCTTTTTATTGTACATATTTTACATTCATAGGAATATGCTGATGGGTACGTTCTATTTTTACGAGTTAAATAGAAATCTTCCATCAAATCTTTTATCTTCCCACAAGATCTACATTTTCTTTCCTTTAATAATAAATGCTCTAATTCTAATTGATCATCAAAATCCATTAACGAAAATCCCACATATAATCCATACCACCACCTTTATCCCCATATTCATCAGTATGCCAAGTATCTCCATCAGCATCAATAAAAGTAGTATTATCTAAACCATCGGCAACAAATCCAAATGGAGCCATATCCTGTTCTATCTGATTCTTCTGTTCTTCATAAAGTCTTTTCCGAACATCATTGTCCGTCATTTCTTTAAAATAATCTTGAGCACATACCCAAGCAAATATAACAAGGCACATAGCAAGGTCATCATTACAACCTTCCTCTGCCTCAAATGAATTATGCTTTTGGGCAAAGGTAGTTAGTTCTGATATAATCTCATAATCACTAACTAATATCTTGTCATCTTCAAGCATGGTCTTCAAGT